ATTCTATATGGCTAGTAAAAGAGCTAGATTAATTAAAGAAGGGCATAAGGTTAAATTAACTAAGGAGAGAAAGTAATGGACATGCAAATATTATTAATACTAGCTTTCATGGCAGTTTGTTTATATGGTATAGCATTAATTATTAAAGATAAGGATGGTAAATAATGGATATACATTTAAATGAAGTTGGAACTACTAAACCATTGATCTTACCTAAAAGATCTATAAGAGGTTATTACAAAGATTTTTTAACAGGTGAAATTAAGGTGCAAGTTAATGATAAAGAATATTCAGTTAGAGATTCATTAACTGAAATACAATACTTAATGGGAGTTAATACATGATACCTATAGAAGATATACCTAAGATAACAGAATGGTCTAATAGAATTAAGTTACTAGAGGTAAATAATTGGGGTGATCATAAATACACAAAAATTATTTATAACGATGGAACTATTAAAGTTACTGATCGATATAGTAATAAAGATCATGAAACACATATACACCCATCAGATCTTTCACTTCAAGAATTAGCAGATTTATATTACAGAGAGGGAGCTTATGGTAGGTAAAAAAACTAGTTATGCTAAAGCAAGTTGTTCAACATTACCAGCTATTAAAGGTGTTAGTAAATACATGACACAAAATGAATGGTTAGATATAGCTATTAAAGCACATAAAGGTATTGATCCAGAACCATACGAACAAACAGTTATACAAAGAATGGGTGATGTATTAGAACCTGTTTTATTAGAAGAAGCTGCTTCTATGTTAGGTTTAGATTTTGTAAAAACAGATCATGATGAGCCAGTCGAACATCCTGAAATTCCCCTTGCAGGATCATTAGATGGAACGGGTGTTGCCAAAGAATTAACATTTAAAAATGGGCAATATCCGTGGCTTATCATTCCTGAGCAAAGCACTATTACATTAGATGGTCCAGGTGTTCTTGAGTGTAAATGCACAAGAGATATACCAACAAATGACTTAGAGGAATGGCGTGGTGTATTGCAATCAAAAGGATTAATGGAATGCACTGGTTATAATTGGTGTGCTGTTGTTGTGTTATGGCAATCAACTGATTTTAGGATCTATCTTTATAATCGTGATCCTGAATTTAAACATGAGCTATATGACATTGTTTTTGATTTTGATCAAAGAGTTAAACAAGAATTATATTATCCTCCTGTTACTAGCAATGATGCAAATATTATTTATAAAAATGTACAAAAAGATGATATTATATTGCCTGGAGGCACTGATGCTATCATTGAAACAATTACTAACAATAAGAAAATCATTAAAGATCTTGAGAAAACAATTGATGACGCAGAAACAAGACTAAAAACATTAATAGGTGATGCGTCAGAAGGTAAAACAAATCAATACACAGTTAAATGGCCAATGATTAATTACAAAGCACAACCTGAAAAAATAACACCAGCTAAAGAAAAAAGAAGCGTAAGAGCAAAAACATTAAGGATTAAACATCATGGATTATAAAGAAAAGCAAGTCGTTTGGATTAGTGCAGACGTACATAAAGAATTAAAAGAATACTGTAAAAATCATGGATTAAAAATGGTTTATGTAGTAGAAAAACTTATTAAGAAGAAACTTAATATTACATGAGCTGGCATGGCGGTAAAGGAAGTAAACGCAGACCAGAAGACAAAAAGAAAATAGATAATAATTGGGACAAGATATTTAAAAATGCCAGAAAAAATAAAAAAGTCATCAAAGGTAAGAAATAAAGTGACAGGTAAATATGAAACTGAACACTTTTACGTAAAGAATAGGTCAATTGAAGAATTAGAAACTTTAATTAATAATAAGAATACAAGACCTAAAATTAAATTAAAAGCACTAAGGGAGCTAATAAGGAGAAATAAAGTTGGTAAACAGCAGAAATAAAGGTGCAGCTTTTGAAAGAGTTATTGTAAATAAAATAAATACATTACTTGAATCAAAAGGTTTAAATGATAGAGTTAAAAGAAATTTAGATCAATATCAAACAAAAGGAATGGCAGATGTTTATTGGAATAACTTTGCTATTGAATGCAAAAGATATAAATCTAGCGCTAAAAAAACCATGTATAAAAACGAATGGTGGCAACAAGTTGTTGAAAGCGCAGGTGATAACTTAATACCAATATTAATTTATAAATATGATCGCAGAGATATTATGTGCGTTGTTCCATTGTTTTTAGTAACAAGTGTAGAAACGCCAAATTGGGAGTGTACGTATCTTTGCCCATTAACAGAAATATGTGATAGGTTAGATGAAATCTTACAAAAAGCAGATGGATTTAAATAGTTATTTGTATGATGAAGATTTCGACGAATTTTGTAGGAAGGCCTACGAAAGAATCCAAATTGCTTGTGATGTCTTTGGCATCATAAATGACGAGGATTATTATAGTTTTAAAGAAAGGTGTAAAAGCCATCTTGAAACTGAGTATTTAAACAGTATTGATAAAACAATACATTAAACGGAGTATATTATGGACATTTTAGGTCTAAACGGCGGAGGTTCTGATTCGCTATATATAAAACACAGTAGCAAAGATAAAGCCTGGATAACAGCTGATGGTGAAATTAACTTAGTACATTTCTTAGTTGATCCATCATCTATTCAAACAGGTTGGGGTATGTATGATGGTTTGTATAACTTTACATGGGATGAACGTCCTGGTGTAAAAGGAATACAACCTGGACCTGATTACAAAAGAGCATTTAGTGTAAACATCTATATACCAGATGTAGGCACAAGATTATGGCAACGTTTTACATGGGGTGAAGGTGAAGGCTTTAACAATATGTGCTCTACATTCTGGAATGACATACAGAAAAACCCTGGTAAAGTACCACACTTACAATATACAGGTAGTAAAGTACAAGAATTTAAAATAGGTTCTTCTGCAATACCTGAATTTACTTTTGTAAAATGGACTGATAAACCAGCTGATTTTGGTATACAAGCTCCTAAAGAGCAGAATACAGGCTTTAATTTTAATGACAATAGTAGTACATTAAATAATCAAACGCCTGAGTCAGGAGACCCTAGGTTTGATCCTAGCGCGAAACCTTTAACTGAAGACGATTTACCATTTTAAATAATGAATGAAGTTGACTTTATACAGTTGGCTCCACAAATTGGTAAGCAGTTACTAGGTAATCCTACAAAAGAAACTACAAATGAAATAAGATGGGGCACTCACGGAAGTTGGTGCCTCAATCTTGAAACAGGTTTGTTTTATAGTTTTGAAGAAGACCAAGGAGGAGGAGTTATATGGTTAATTGATTTTTTTAATCAAGATCGAGAGACTATATTAAATATAAATAAACCTGTTATGCAAAATACAGTTACACAAACAAAAACTCATCAATCATTTACATCTGAGCAAATGAAACAGTTTGCTAAAGATTCTGTTGTATTTACTAAATACTCTGATGATTTTGTTGTTATGCGCTTTCCTGATAATTATAAGATTAAACAGAAGTATGCGCCATTTACTAAAGAAGATAATATTTGGTATGCAAAACGTCCTAATGGATCAATGCCTATATATTTAACACAAGGAGAAGGTGCTGTTTTAATTAATGAAGGAGAAAAAGCGGCTAAAGGAGCACTAGAACTATATGATGGACCAGTATGTTGTTGGCATGGAGGCGTTAATTCATGGAAAAAAGCTGATTGGTCAGTTATTGCAGGCAAAGAAGTAATTATTTGGCCAGATAATGATGAAGCAGGTTTTAAATGTGCTAAAGAATTAAGTGAATATCTTATCAATCAAAAGTGTATTGTAAAAATAGCAGATATTCCTGATACTTTTAATGAAAAAGATGATTTATATGATGCATTTGAACGTAAAGATTTTGATAAAGAGTCTTTTAAAAATTATATATCTACGGCTACACGAGAAGCTCGTAGAGGAACACTTGTATTAAGACAGATAAGTGATCTTATTACTAATATAAGAGAGCCAGAATGGATAATAGAAGATATTCTAGAAAAAGAATCAGTTATAGACATATATGGAGCACCTAAAAGTGGTAAGTCATTTATAGCAATTGATATGGCGTTATGTTCTAGTTTAGGTATTGCATGGCACAAACATAAATGTGAACAAAGCCCAGTTATATATCTTGCAGGTGAAGGTCAACGTGGTATAGCTAGGCGTGTACAAGCATGGGAACATTATTATCATCATGATTTACATAAATCACAATTATTTATATCAGATCGTGGTGTAAGGTTTTTAGATGAGAAAGATCATACACAACTAAAAGAACATATACAAGATGTAGCAGAAGAGTTTGGAGACATAGGAACTATATATGTTGATACATTAGCACGTAATTTTGGTGGCGGTAATGAGAATAGTACAGAAGATATGAATCGTTTTATTGAAAGAGTAGATGATTTAAAACAAACATTTAAGTCATGTATAGCATTAATACATCATACAGGTCATAGTTCTAATGGTAGAGCAAGAGGTAGTTCAGTGTTACCAGCTGCTGTAGATGCAGAGTTTTCAGTTAAACGTAAAGACCCTGATGAAGAAATGTTTGTAGAATTTAATCAAACACTTGTTAAAGATGGTAAAGCTATGATGCCCAAATACTTTAAGTTTAAAGAAATAGACTTAATTAACTATCCAGGTTTAACATCTGGTGTATTAGTAGAAGCACCTAAAGAAGATATGTATCAACAAGACGATTCTAAAATAGATGAAACCATGTTAGTAATAGCAGAATTACAAGAAAAATTTGCAAAAGAACAAGATACCGATCCTATTAATATATGGGTAAAACAAAAAGAAATTATAGCAGCACAGGCTGATCTTAAAGAAAGCACTGTAAAGCAAAGAATAAAGAGACTAGCTGATGCTGGTAAAATTCATAAAGAAGAAAAGAAAGGATATCAAAGTAAAAAATATGATCAAATTAAAACAGTTACATAAACAGTTACATTGGTTACATTTTAGTTACATTGTAACTATCGGTATACTAGAAAAAGAGTTACATTTTTGGTTACATACATATACCTTTAGGTATATGTAACCAATGTAACTACTTTTGATACCTAACATTAAAGAAAAGTAACTATGTATGTAACTAAAGAAAAAAGAATAAAAGAATTAGAAGCTAAACAAATTGATAATGATTTATATAAAGCTCATAAAAAATTATATGAATTAAAAACATATATTGATGAATCATGGAATATGGATAGATTATTACAATGTATTAGTCCTGAATTGAAAACTAGATTTATAAGAGCATTGAAGCATTATGATGATAATATATTTACAACAAATAATAAACTAGAGTTATTATATATGATGCATAGAGCTTATGAAGCATTAATAGATCAAGCTAATAGTTTAGGTTTTGAAAAGCTAGAACATGAGTTTTGGTTTATAAATCATGAAGATAAAGATTACATAATATGTAAAAACGATTGTGATCACGAATTAGCCTTTAAAAAATATGGTAATAAGGAAGGTGTTACAATATTAACAATACAAGAATTATTAATAGGATTTGGTGAAGACTTGTATAAGATAAAACAATCATTAAGAAAACTAAATCCAAGAATAAAAAAATATGAGAGTATCAGTAAAAAGTAATATTAAAGAGTTTAGTAGAGACTTAAAACGTTTTAAAGATATAGATGTGCCAAAGATAACCTATATAACATTAAACGAAACAGCTAAAAGAACGAAACAATTAGAACAAACTGCTATGAAGAAATATCTTGATAGACCTAAACCACAAACACTTAATTCGTTAATTATTAAATATGCTAAGAAAACTAAGCCTGTTGTAACACTTACATTTAGAGAATGGGCCGATGAGTTTATGAGGTTTGCAGTATTTGGTGGTGTACGTAAAGTTAATAATACAGGTATACCTATTACAGCTAATAAACGATTGAATCAATTTGGTAATATAGCTGGCAGAAAAAGCGGTTTAGTAAAAGGTAAGAACGAATTTATAGCAACAATCAAAGGTCATACGGGTGTATGGAAACGTACAGGCAAAGGTAAGAATACTAAATTAAAACTATTAATTAATTTCTACAGTAATCCTAAGTATGAGAAGATATTTCCATTTCATAGAATCGCTAAGAAAGCAGTTAATGTACATCTACCTCTTAAGTTTAAAAAGGTAGCAGATTATTATGTAAGAAAAGCAGGATATAAAACAAGATGAGTTTCGCTAAAATGTTAAAGATAGGTATTAAATACGAGGAAAAAGTATTAAATACATTAAAGAAAAAATACCCATTAGCAGTAAGAATTGAAGGACAGTTCCTTGATTATGATATATGGATACCTGAGATTAGTAAGAGTGTAGAGGTTAAATACGATAAGCGTAGTGAAACAACAGGTAATATTATTATTGAATTTGAAAAGAATAATAAGCCTGGAGACATCTTAACAACTAAAGCAGATGTATGGTGTATACATACTGTCAATGGATATTTATGGATTAAGCCATCAAGTATCATTGAATGCCTATTACGTGAACAATATAAGAAGATACAGCTAAATAAAGGTCGTTGTGCATTAGTACCATTACATGTGTTGTATCCATATAGTTTAAGGACACTTGATTCATTATGATATATATGCTTCAAGATTTTACGGTTCCTTATTTTAGCAGGCCAATGAGGTTATTCGCGC